TGGTGCTCTACCTAAATACGTATTATAGAATCCTTCTATGCTAGATTTTATAGCACTTTCTTTAATAGCATTAACTGCACCTTGTGCTTCTGTTTTTCTATAGTTGCCAAAATCAGTATTAAACTCAGATTGTAATGTTGCTAATGTTTTTCCATTTACGGTTAATGCAGCTAGTATTTTTTCAGATAAACTTACTTGAGCTTCATTTGCCATTAGTTGTTTAGTTGCAGTATCTACTTGCCCAACAACTTTTCCTGTTACGCTGTCTATATCTTTTAGTACTTGTTCAAATTTAGTAGTGTAATTTTCACCACTACTATAGACATCACGAGTAGCTGTTAAGAGTGTTTGCGCATAGTTAGTAAATTTATCTACTGCTGCAGCTGCTACAGAGGGATCAGTAGTACTATCTGCTAAAGCGGCGTTAGCTGCATCTAATAGTGTATTATACTCGATTTGTGCTCTTATTAGTTTTTCTTGTGGAGTTAATACTGACTCCGTACCCATTAGCAGACTATTCTTTAAATCTAATAGCCTTTGCTTAACTGTTGTTAGTGTATCAATTTGCTTTTTAAGTGCATCTTGTACTGCATTATAGCTACTAACTACAGCATTTTTAAGTAGCTCAAGCTTAGTTGCTTGTACCCATTTGCCAAGTATAACAATGTTTTCAGCAGTGGCTTCGCCAGTTTTTTGCAGTTCTTTTATATAATTATTAGCTTTATTATCTACTCCAAGCAATGCTTTATCTAAACTACTCATATTATTGCTTAGATCATAGATTTCTTTTTGTAAATCAGCTATTATTTTTTGCCCGTCGCTTAATTGTTCACTAGCTTTGACAACTTCTAAGAAACCTTCTTGTACCTTCATTAATGAAGTAAGTAATTCTGTTCCACTACCACCAAGACTTTTAACACTTTTAACTAACGCAGCAAATTCTTGACGAGTATCTACAGACTCTATGCCTAATCCAGGAAATTTTAAACTTAGTCGTGCTAGTTCTTCTCCTACTGCTTTACTAATAGGAGCAATTCGTTCTGCTTCTGTTAGGAAGTTTTCACGGAAAAATTCAGTTTGTGTAATAAATTCGTCTAAACCGCCAGCTGCTTTAGCTAATCCTTCTGTAATATCAAATAGATTAGTTAGGTCTACTCCAAGACCAAGATTTTTAATTTGCTGTGCGATTTTTTCATTAGTATCAGTAACTCTAATTACTGTTTCTAGTAAACCTTCACCAAAATCAACATATTTTTCAAAACTTTCAAATACTGCTAGGCTAGCGTCATCAAGTATTGAGCTAATAACACTTTCTACTTCTTTGGCTAGTGCTTCTCCACTCAAACCTTTTAAGCTTATTTTTAAATCTTTTATTTCAAACTTACTTAATATATCTTTTACACCTTGCTCTGTATTAGTTCCGGTTTTAACTGCTAAATCAGTTATTAATGTTTGTGCATTACCAAAAATATCAGTAAAAAACTTATTTATATCTGAATCAACTTCTCTGCGATTTTTATCTATATATGTTTTAGTACTACCACCAATACCAAGAAATCCACTCTTTTTAACTGTACGCTGAACTTCTTCATAGAAGTTAACAGCTCCTTGTTTTATTCCAGTGGCTAAATCACCAAATGAAGCATTAAGTAGTATACCAGCATCTTTTATTTCAGTACTTGTACTACTACCAAATAATTGGCTAATACCTAAAAATCCTCCACCAGTTTTAGTTCCTGTAGCAGTATCAAACATGCTGCCTGTTCTTAAACCCTGCACACTGTAAAGTCGTTTAGCAGTTTGATTTATACCACTATCAATAGATTTTAATGTATTAAGTATTTTATTATCATAGCTTAAACCATCTACACTAGTTTCTTTAATAAGATCTAAACTTTTAGCTATGCTTTCACTTTTGGCCTCAGTATCGCCAAAAACGCCACGACGTACCTGTACTTCTTTTCCAGTACTATCATAGCCCATAGCAGTACCTTGTACTTTTTGCTGTTGTTCAGCTGTAGGTACAAAGCCTCCACCGCCACCACCACCAAAGCCTATACTTTTTCCTACTTTTGATAGTAGAGCACCTACTGCTGCTGCTGTAGCAGCTCCTGCAACTAAATTAAGGGGGAAAGGCCATGCAGACATACCTTTAATAATTGCGGCAACTCCACTAGCTCCTGCTTCTGCTGCTGCATTTGATATACTAACCATTGTAGCTTGTGTACTAGCGGCCAAATTTGTAATAGTTTGACGTAATTCCAGTAGCATATTAGCCATTCTCATTACGTGAATTATTTTTTCTAAGGCTGCCATACCCTTATAAGCTACGGTATGCTCTTTAAATAAACTTTTTACTCCGCCTATTACAGCTGCTTGTCCTTTTAATTCAGCATCACGATTCTTTTTTGCCTGTTTACCTTCTTGTTTAATAAGCTCATTCTTTTCTTGTATAAAACCTATTTCTTCTTCTGAACCAGCAAATTTTGCAATTTTAGCTTCAGCAATTAGCCTTTTATCTGTAATATCTTGTAAAGCTTTTTTATTTCTTTCTTGCTCTATGGCACTTTGTGTTAAAGTTTCAGTTATTTTACCTAACTTGTCGCCAACTGTACCAAATGCACCAGCAAGTGATTCAGCTAAAAGTCTTGATTGATTTATAGCATAATTTTGTTTTTCTTGTTCTATTGTTTGCTGACGTTGTATTTCTAGCAATTCTAGCCGTTTTTTACGTTCTTCTTCGATTTGTAGTAACTGATTATTTAATAGTTCTTGTTGTCTTTGAGTTTCAGCTTGTAATTCTGCTCTATATTGTTGTTCTGTTTGATTACTAGCTTGTTTTAATGCTAGTAATCTTAGCTCTGTTTCTTCTTGCAATTTTTTAGCATTAAAAATTGCATCGTTAGTTTGCTTTTGAGCATCAAAATTAGCTTTTTCTGCGTCTAACTGTGCTACCACATTAGTAACAAATTGTTTATCCAAATCAAGTAATTGTGCTTTACTGGTAAATTGAGCTTTTGTAATTTCTAGTTTAGTTTCTTCTCTAGCATTTATTAAATCTGTATTAGATTTTTCTAGTTCAAAACGTTTTTGTAATTTTTGTAAATCTATATCTAATGTTCGTTTAATTCCTTGCAAACGAATATTTTCACGCTCTTCATTATTTTTTGCTTTTAATGCCTCTAATTCAGCTTCATCAGCTTTTTTCTGCTTGTCAAACTTTACTAATTTAGTAGCATCATATTGAGCATCATTTTCTGCTATTCTACGTTTTAATTCTGCAGTTTGCTGATCAAATCTTTGTTGATTAATGCTTAATTCCTGCTGAGTTTGAGAATTAGACAAATCTTTTGTAGTTGTACCAGCTATACTTTCTAAAATAGTTTTTCTTTGTGTATCTATTTGTAATAAGTCGGTTCTTAAGGCATTTAATTTAATTTGGTCTGCAAGTCGGGCCCTGGCCTGTTCTTCTGCTCCAGTAATAGCTGCGGCCTGTCTTTCTGCTACTGCACCGACTCTACTAGCTTGTTGTTCTGATAATTTACGATTAAAAGCTAGTATTTGTCCTTGTAATATTCTACTAGTATCAGATCTGGTTCTTCCAAACTCTCCTTGTGATTGACTTTGAGTTTCATCAAATTTTCTAGCTTGTTCTTCTGCCTGAGCCTTAGATAAATTACCCTTAACAAATTCACTAAAAAGTTTACTAGCTTGTGCGCTGGTTTTTGCAGCTATTTTTTCTTCAATTGTTGCGTTTTCATCTCTACCTATTCTGTCTGCATCTATTGAACCACGCAATGCTGATAATTCAGCAGCTAGTTGCTCTTGTTGCTTAATTAGTTCAATATTAGTATCAATTGCACGTATTTGAATATCTATTTCTTGTAGTTTGATTTTAGTGCTTTCGGCTGCAGCACGTTCACCAGTTAAAAATACTAATTGAGCTTTAGCTATAGTTATGGCTGCTTTTTCTGCGGCTTGTCCAAGTGCTATTCTAATGAATTCTGCACCTTTTTTAAATGACACATCTAAACCGACAGCAAGTAAATCTTTAGCTTGTTCAATCTTATCGGTAGGTAAATTAATAGTTGCTTCTTGTGCTTGTTTAATGGCTGCTCGTAATTCTTTTGTTCTTTCCTGTAGCTTTAATTGTTCAGTATCAGGAATTGAAGCTCCTATTCTTGATACAATTGGACCAAGTAAAGGAGAGTATTTTTCAAGTTGTTTTTGAATCTTTTTTCTACTTTCAAGCAAGTCCTGCTCTTTAGCCTCAGTATCAGCTAACTCATCTTGTAATCTTTGTTGTAATAAAGTATAGCCCCTAATAGCATCGCTTTGTTCTTTTAAGCCTGTTTTTACTTCTACAAAATTACTTATAAATTCGGGGCCAAAAAGTGCTGCTTTTCTTGGGTCTTGTTCTAATTGTTCAAAGGCAGATAGTATTCCTTCAACACCCCTAGTCATAGAAGTTTGAATTGTTCCTGCCAATACTTCTAAACTTTCGCCTAATTTGAATAGTGGATTAGTATTTGCTGTTGACTGTAAAAATTCTTGATAGCTTTTAAAAGCTTTATCTAAGGCTTCTTTAAACCCTTCTAGATCGCTTCTAAATCTTCCTATTTCTTTTCTAGCAGAATCTAAAGTATCAGCAAATCTTTTTCTAAGATTTTCTCCACCTGCTACTAAGGCTTTTTCTACAGTTAATGTATCTAGTGTATCAACATTTAGTAGATTTTTAAATTCCTGCTCATACTTTTGATTAATTCCACTACGACGTAATAATGTTAAAGCACTTTGTAGCTGCTGTGATAAAGTTTTAGATACTTTATCATCAATACCAAAACCAAGAGATTTCTTTATACTTTCTACTGTACTATCAAAAAACCCTTGTGTAGCTTGTGTAGCCAATTCTGCATCACGAACTAATTTTTGACTTGTACTAGTTATTTCGTCAAAAGCGTTTGATATTGCAATAGCGCTATCAACTAAAGTTTTTCCTAGTTGTGCTCTATCTAATTCTGAAATAGTGCGCTGAGTATTTAATATAGATTCATTAGCAGAATCTAAGGAACCAGAAAAGGCATTCAGCTGTTTTTCATTTTTACTAAATATAGCTTCTACTACAGAAAACACTGCTCCTATAGTGGCTATAATAGCAAAAGCGCTATTAATTGCTCTACCTAGGGTACTAACTAAACCTATTAATCCAGCTACCCCACCACGTATAAATAATAAATATTTATCTACGGCTTTTAACTTTAAGCCGCTATTCTCAATTTCCATACTCATTAGTTTAAAACTATTTATAATGCCAACTAATGAAGTATTGTACGCCATGTTATTTATTATACTTCTTTTTGCTGCTTTTTCTTCTAGATCTCTTACAGATGTTTGAAGTATTTTATATTCTCTGGTAGCCTCTAATTGCTTTTGTATTCCTTGGCGATTTTGAGCTTTTACAGTTACAAGATTTTGTTCTGCATCATACTGCGCTTTTAAAGCATCAAAAGTTTCGCGCTCTACTTTAGCTTGTTCTTGACTAGCCTTACTAGCATTTTTTCTACTAGCTTTTCTTTCTTGTGCTTGTACACTCTTTTCTACAGCTTGGAGCTCTGTTGTACTTAAATCTACAATATCTTTTTTGAGCGCATTATTTAAAGTCTCATTAACTTTATAACCTCTAGCTTTAAGTGCCGCTAATTTTGCCTCTTTTTCTTCTAGTATTGCTAATTCTCTGTCGGCACTTGCTTCTACTCTGGCCTCAATTAATTTGTTTAATTGCTCACGAGCACGTAAAGCATCACCTGCTTTACCTTTTGCTTCTTGTAGTGCTGTATCGGCTGCTGCAGCAAAACCTTGTCTTAATTGTGTAATTGCTGGAACTGCTTGACGTAATAATAACGCAACAACAGCACTTAGTCCAAGAGCCAAGGCTGTTGGACTTTTAGCCAATAGTTCTACTATTGGTACTAATACTTTATTTATTAGCTCTAGACCACTTTGAGCTGTATTTTTTAATCCTGCTAATAACTTATCATAAGGATTTGCTGCTGTATCTGCAAGTGCTGCAAATTTAGCTTCACCTTCTGTAATAACAGCATTAGCAAATGCTTGACGACGCTCAAAGTCGGTTAGCTGACTAGTAGCTTTACCTAATTGTAGTGCATATGCTTGTGTAGCAGGCTCAATCTTTGTAAAAAGACCTAATTCATCTAGTAATTCAGGTTCTAGTTTAACTATACCACGACTAAGACGATTAAGAGCATCAGGCATACTGACGCCTAGCGCAATACTAGCACTTTTAGCTACAGCACCTAATCGTAGTATGTTTTGATTAGTCATACCTGCACTACTAGTCATAGCTACACTACTCATAGCTTCGCGCAAACTAATGGCTCCGTCACTGGCTGCTGCTAGTTGTTTACTTAGATTACCAAGTGACTTTCCGCTTACTGCACCAAGCGTATTTAAGCCATTAATAAGATTAGTAGTGTCTGCAGCATTGCGTAGCACATTAAAAGCCGCACTAACAGCAAATATATTAGCTGCAAATGTTGCGTACAGGCGTACTAATCCCCCAAGCCCGCGTGCTTGATCTGCAAAATCACGGCCAGCTGCACCAGTTGCACCAGCAATGCCTCGCATTTGATTATATTCAACATTTTCACGAGTAGTTGCTGCTGCAGCTTTTCTAGCGGCAGTGGCATTACGATTAAGTGCTTCTTGTGCATCAGCAGCAGCTCGTAAATTTCTATGTATATTAGCACTGCTTTGTTCGACTTCTTGTACGCCTTCGGCTTGTAGCTTAAGTCGTTGAGTAATATCTGGAAGGGCCATCTCGTCTCCTAATGGTGCACCTATGTTTTAATCTAGTATAGTCAGATTTATTTTAGTTTAATTATAACACACCAGCAAAAAAATATCAACTTCACATTTTTTGAGCAACAAAAAAGCCTAGTATTTTTACGTACTAGGCTTTCTTGCTTTCTTGCTTTTTTCTTATAATGCTTCCACGAATTCTATCTAGTGACGACATTATCTTTAACATCAAGTGCTTGTCTGCACTATCTATTGAAAATATCTCAAATAGGTTAAATACTATGTTATAGTCTTTACCCATAAATGTAGCGCTCATACCTTCCCAGCGGTCGCTAAGATAACTGTATATATTAAATGTTTCTTGTACAAATACTGGTAGATCATCAAACTCTACTGGTATATCCGCCTCAACAGGTTCAGAACCCATCATTTCGCACATTTCAAAATAGCTGTCCTTGGTCATGCCAAGGTCGCTATTTTCAAAATAATTTTCTAGTAGCCTATTTATGTCCTCTATTTGTTCTTCGAAAAGTTTCCCAGGTCAGTAACTTGCTCACTGATAAAAGCATCAAAATTTACTGAACTTTTCATTAAGTACAGTGCATTTTCTTCAGTGTACTCAAGTTCTGCTTCAGGATCTTGATCGCTAAGATCAACTGGTGCTAGTTGTTCAAGATAGCGCATTTTAAGTCCACGCCAACCTTTAATTGAGCCACGTACATAAAGCTCTAAGAATAAGTCATCATTCAATTCTTCAACTGGTTGACGATTTTTAAAAGTAGTTTTAGTAGCTTTTTTACGAATAGTTTGTAGTGTTTCTCTAGATAAAAAACATACGTTAACTTCAAATCCTGGCATACCTGGATATTCTATAGAGATTTCCTTGCTAGGAACGAGCATGTTTTTAAGTGATACGGACGACATAAATATTAGATCCTTGGTTTGTGGGGGCTAAAATGCCCCCTATTATTAACTTGTTGTATTTGCTGAGTAGTATTTAATTGTAGCTTCGTTATTTTGGCTAATATCAAAACTACTACCACTATAACCTTGAGCAGTAAAGTTAATAGTTGAACTAATAACTTGCTCTGTATTAATTGCAGGAATTGTTAGTACGCAGGCTGGCATTAACAGTTCTACACGTGTTGCGCCTGTACCACCAATTTTTATTTCAACTTGAAATGCAGGGTTTACATCTGTAGCACTTTGTGTAAGCATATTAGCCAACAAACCACCACTATTTGTACTACCTGTACGTAAATAGCAGTTAATACTACCACTAATAGCACGTGTGCCAGTAAAGTATGTAATAGGCTTATTAACCACACCTAAGTTAGCAGGCGTTAAGTAGGTTACGTTGTTGCTAAGTGTAATACTACCACCTGTTAATGCTAGTGTATAAGCCTGTCCAGAAGTACCACTAATATTGCTAGTAATTCCAATTGTACTTAATTTATTAGCTAAAAATGGAGCAGTTGTAATTTTAGCTTTTGCTACATTAGTACCAGCACCACCAGTAAAATATGTGCCGCTAAATACTACAGGATCTGCAGTACTGGCTGCAACTTCTGTACTAGTATAGCTGCGCATTACACTACCACGAGCTGTCCAAGCAATTGTTGCAATTGCATCTAGTCCAAAATCAATAGTTGCTTGATCTAGCACGCAGTTGTCGATAATATATGCAGTGGTATCAAGAATAATAATCACGCCAAAACGTGTCATTTGATTCTTGCCACTGTTTGTCATGGCCACCGTACTGTATGGAGCAACACCAGTAGCACCAACAGTTTTTGTCCAAGCTGCACTGGCACCACCAATTAATTCAGCACTACCATCAACATAACCAGCTGCAAATGCATTCCACAATACATCTTCTTCAGCATCAATTACATCATTGTTATCAAATGCAGGAGCACTTGTAGCACCTTCATTGAAGTATGGACGTATATAGGTGCTAAAGGTTAATTCTACGGGCTCAAGGCTAGTATTAAAACTACGTTGACCACGAACTGGAGTAGTACCAGCTTCGCTAAGTGTTACAGTTTCACTACCAGTATTCTGGCTAAAACTCAGCCCATCTAGCACTTGAATTTGCTTGGTATTACTTGCGGTAAAGCCTGTTGCTAGTACAACACCTGTGTCTGTATTCACATTTGTTGTAAAGAACATACGCGCGTTACGAATTAAATTAAAACTCATATCTCTTTCCCTTTTGTTAGGTGCACATTGCATCTACGAGATATTTATCTGTTGTCAGCAAATTAGCACGGTTTCTTACATGATCTGATAACGAACCTGTAAGTTGATTTCGCCAACTGCATATGGAGCTAACAGTCCTTCATCTGTAGTAATGGACTGTATTTCTATTTCAGTTGTACCATATTGATTTGTTGCGTCATATACTAGGGTTCTATTTGCATCTATACAAGTTTCTAGGTCACTAAGCAGTGCCTCTAGTTGCTCTTGCGATTCATCTTCACTTTTTACGTATACCTTGACACATACACCTAATAATCCCCATACAAAATCACCTGGTAGGTAGTCACGATTTTCACCGGTAGGGTGTATGTATACAGCTGGAAAATCTTGTATTTCATCCCAAAATTTTAGCTTGGCATAACTGTTGTTAAATAGGTTGGTTGTATAAGGACTAGTACCATCTATAACCTTAAAAGTTTCTGCTAAGGCTTTTACTATGCTAACTCTGCGGCTCATTGTACTATAGTCCTTAATTTGGTAATCATTTGCTGTTGAGCCAACTGTCTAATTGACTTAGATATTAGCAGTTTAGGGTCTCTAGAAGTTGGATACTGTTGTTTACCTCCAACACTAAATGTAGCATAAGGATTCTTCATATAAGTATAAAATACACTTATTGCACCACTTCTAGCCTGACTTATCTTAGTTGCTCGCACACTTTCTGCAAATCGACCGCTTCGTAAGTTTAATATATCGCGGCGATTGCCAGTACCCATGTTTTGTTTAACTTGTTGAACAAGACTTGCATTTAATAAATTTTGCAAACTTAGGATATCGTCTGAAACTGTAATTATTCTAGGTAACTGCTTAACCGGTACTTTGGTTGTCTTTCCGCTGCTAGAAGTACTAACCGTTGCAGGTGTTTTTCGCTGTTGTTTAGTAGATATAGTCTGTTTACTCTGTTTTCCAGCAGTTCTTACTTTTCCATGTTTTAGTATTTCATGTACTCTAGTAGCGGCTACTTCTACTATGCTTTTTGAAAAACCTAATTTAGCAATTAGTTCAGCTAGTTGTTTTCCTAAAGCTCCCTCGATTAAACTTCCATAAAAATATTGATTTTCTTTACGTTCTTGTATTATAACTAATACGGCGTTTACACTAAGCAGGGCTGTTCTAGTATCCTGGGTAAGTGTGGCTTCTATTTTAGGTCCATACCCACTTTGAGCTTTTAGTATAGATAATGTTTCTTGTACACCCGATCTTAATTGGCTTAATTTTTCCTGTTCACCAACAGAACGTGTATTAAATATAGAATCAATTTTATCAATTACAGCTTGTAATCTAAGACCTAGAGGAGTTTGTGCAAGTTTTGAATTGCCTAATATGTGTCCTACATCAAAGCCTTCATTAAATCCTGTACCTTCGTATATTTTTTTATCTAAAAACTTATTTATTTCAGTATTTAGAAAACTTTGAAATAAGTTTTGCCTTGTAGTCTCATAGCTTTTGTATAATGCTCCAATTATATTTTCATGGCTAATACTATTTTCATAGACTACTGCTGGGACATTAGCTAATAGATCACTACCTAGAAGTTGTTTTCCTGTTTGATCTTTAAACATGCCTCCTTGCTGAATGACTTTATACTCGTGTTTGCTAACTATAAAATTAGCTAACCTATTCCTTAGATCATTGAGATCAATAAGACTATTTCCACGTACTCCAAAATTCTTTTTTGCTTTGGCAACTTCTTTGGCAATATCTTTTGCACTAGCAAATCTATTTTTTTCTTGTATTTCTGCTACGACCTCTTCTAAGGTTTTGGCATCTTCTTCTGTAAATACTAGTTTGTCCTGAAGTGCTAATCTAAGAGCTTCAATATTTATAGGAACAAAATGTAATGTATTGCTACTAATACTTTTTCTTTGAGCTTCTGTAGTTATACTTTCTAACTGCGACTGAACTGCATAGACTTGTGCTGCTGTACCCATTATGCATAATCCGCCACATACTGATCTAACACACGCTTAATATGTGCTGGAAAATTTGTTGTAGCCACATACTGTATCTGCGTAACATTGGGAGTTACATCGCGATTTACATGCACAGCACTGTTATTCTTGGAGTAGTATTCAACAAGATCAAGAACAGCTAGTTTTAAATCTTCTGGTACTGTTTCAAAACCTGCTGTATATATTACACGATAGCCTTTTATATATCTAGTAAATGTTGCTAGACTAGTACTGCGAATTTTATCGCCATCATCAATCCAGTCCGTATATTTAGTTAATTTTGTATAACTTTGGCCATAATTTGTACTAATACTTACTTCTTGTATATTAACAACTGGTGTTTCTTTAAGTATTAATTCTGAAAATCCACCATCAAATATTTCTGTTTTTGCTTCATCATAGTAATCAATAAAACTACGGCGGCAATAAGTTTTTACTAAACTACTAACTTTAGGGATTAAAAAATCAATTTCTTGGTCTTTATTTGTGCTAGTAATTCCCAAATAATTTTTATACTCTGCTCTAGTTACTAAGTCTGCAGCCATAGTTACCTCATTTAATGTCTCTAAAGTTTACTTATTAGTAGACTTTAGAGACAGGGCTCATAAGAACCCTGTCAAAGTTAAAAATTAAGCTGCCCAAACTAGCTTGTTAGCACCACTACCAAGATTGCTTGTTAGTTGTGTAATGCCAGTACGTAGGCTAGCTACAAATACACGACGCTGAGTTTCAACTAGTTCTTGTGTATCAACGCGAACACCACGCTGATTACCAACTAAAAAGTTAGCTGGTGCAAAACAAATAGCACCAACAGCTGAAGCTGCTTTATCAG